ATTCCTCAGTTTGTTCCATAATAAATGAATTTTTAGGGTTAGGGCATATAAATGAGCAACAATTAAACATAAGAAAATGTGAGGAGACTATACCAACAGATGAGCTAAAGCCCTCCTCGGAGGGTTTGGGTGGGCAGCCAGCGCAGCGACCTAACCTAACCCCAATATAGAGCACTATTTAGGGTTAGGGTATGTAAATGAGCAACAACTAAAGCGTCAGTAAGCACCCAAAGGGAACTTTTGAAAAATGAGACCTTAGTATTACTTACTGACGCGGGGTCTCAAAGTCTCACTTTACACGTGGGTCACGAGATTGTGATCCCACCAATCAGATTGCGTTGTCACAAAACAACCAATCAGAAGGCGTGGCTTGCGCCACACACACAGCCACGTTGAATATATAAAGAGGTCGTTTTTGCAGATCAATATGCCAAAACCAAGACCTGAACAATTTGTCTTTGAACAAGATCAAGCAAATCCCCTAGTAACCGAAGAAAGTTTTGAAAAATGTTACGAGCGAATGAAACAGAATCGAGAAGACAAGGCAGGATCTGGCTTCTTACAGTCCCAAGAGATTCGTGGACAGTCCCAACGTCTATTCCAGAATCAGTCACCTACCTCAAAGGCCAGAGAGAAGTGGGTGGATCAACTGGTTATGAGCACTGGCAAATCATCGTCTATTTCAATAAAAGTTTAGTACTATTAATTTTAGAAGTCTCCAGACGTGTTGTTAAGCAACTTTTCGGACATGATGCCCATTGTGAACTCTCCAGAAGTGAAGCCGCAGATGCTTACGTATGGAAAGAGGAAACACGGGTCCCAGAGTCCCAGTTTGAGTTGGGGAGAAAGCCCCACCGTCGTAACTCTGCCGCCGACTGGGACCTGGTATGGGAGCAAGCCAAGTCCGGTAAACTTGAAGAAATCCCTGCAAATTTACGAGTACAACATTACCGGACCCTTAGAACTATCGCTTCTGACTATAGTACACCAGTTGCTATGGAACGATCGGTTTATGTCTTCACGGGGAGAACTGGCACTGGAAAATCTCGCCGTGCGTGGGCAGAAGCAGGTTTTACTGCTTACCCTAAAGATCCCCGAACCAAGTTCTGGGATGGTTATCGAGATCAACCACATGTTGTTATCGATGAATTTCGAGGCGGTATCGACATCGCCCATATACTACGGTGGCTCGATAGGTACCCTGTGCTTGTGGAAATCAAGGGATCTTCAACCCCACTGGTAGCACAGAAGATTTGGATAACATCTAATTTGCATCCAATTTATTGGTATCCAGATTTAGATGAAGAAACAAGAAATGCGTTATTACGAAGGTTAGAAATAACTGAATTTGAATAAAAAAACTTTACTTAATGGAATACGTTGCAGGTGGTTCAGGAGCTGCATTAGGATATATACATGGTAGTAATTTAGGAGCTTATATCGGATATAAAGCAGGAAAATATGCATATAATTTCTTTACCAAAAAAAAAGATATGCCTAAAAGATTAACAAGTGGTATGGTAACACCCCCAAGAACTCCCAAACGTCGTAGGGTAGTTATGGTAAACAACAAGAAGAAAAAGTTTACAAGAAAAACAAAAGTAACAAAGAAACGTAATACTTGGAAAGTCACAAAGAAGGGACCAGCTGGTCCCACTCCTTATAAAGTACTTGGTGTTTCAAATGCTACTAATGCAGGCAATTTTAAACAGCCGCACAAATTGACGAAGTTTTTTGAACAAACAGCTTTAAAAAACGGATATCATTTAACTAGAGAAAGTATCGGACAAGTAACAGATGCAGATTGTGTATATGTGTATCATTCCGATTATCAACCTGAAAGAATAGCTAGAGTTTTAGTAGGAGCATTGCTCCGTTCACTTTTCCGAAAAGCAGGAATAGAAATTGGAAATCAAGAAACTGAAATCCCTGCTAATGGAGCATTAGGTTCAGTGGGATTTAGTATTCAATATAGTTATCGTAATCCAATTTCAGGAAATATTTCTGTAAATGGTTATGATACAGTGGATAATATTTCATTTTTAAATTTGGTAGAAGTACATATGGCAACAGGAAGAATGGGGGATCATTTCTTTTCGTATATGAGAAATGATGCAACGGTGTTTGCTGAACCTTATTCTTTAGCTTTATATACAAAAACTTTTGTTGACGGTAGTGCAATTGAAAGGTTACATACCTATATGACATTGCAAAATGAAATGGTTGTATATCAAGCAAAGAGTTCTATTATGGTACAAAATAGAACACAAGGTGCTTCTGCAGCATCAGGAGATTTATCTGCTGATAGAATAGATAATCAACCTTTACAGGGATATTTATATCAGTTTAAGAATGGTGATCCTAGATTGAAACAATCTATGGTAGAAAATAGTGGTATTGTACATAATAGGGATTATTTGTATGATACTGGAGATACTGCTGGATGTAGAACTTATGGAGGTTCTACAATTCCAGTAGCACCTATAGGAATTAGATGTATGAATGAGCCACCTGTTCCAAAATTGTGGCGTAATATTGATATAGCTTCTAAAGTACATTTAGAACCTGGTGAAATGAAAAGGGGAGTTATTATATCCGAATATAAAAACAGACTCCCTGAATTGTTAAAGAAATTTAGAGTGGATGTTATTGGAGTTTCTCCTGGAATAACATCAGGCTCACATTATAGTAAACTTAGTAGCCATAAATCTCAAATAATTGCATTAGAAGAATGTTTACGAACTGTTTCTAGTAATTTAGTAACATGTTTGTTTGAAAATGAATACAAAGTAGGTGCTTATACGTATTCAAAGAATTCTAAAGGTGTTTTAAAGAGTGAAATTAGTGAAACAACTATTCCTCAGTTTGTTCCATAATAAATGAATTTTTAGGGTTAGGGCATATAAATGAGCAACAATTAAACATAAGAAAATGTGAGGAGACTATACCAACAGATGAGCTAAAGCCCTCCTCGGA